GCGCCGCCACCCCCGCCGCTGTTCGCCGCGATGTCTGCGAGAGTGTTCCCTGCGGCGCCGACGTTGGGAATGGCACTGCCGCTCGCGAACAAGTCCTCGACCGTTGTCGCGGCGGCGGCCGGCACGGCTCCCGCGCCGCCCGCCCCAGCCCCCTCCACGGCTGGTCCGAGGAATTCGGTCGATCCCCAGCCCCCCGTCGCGGCTGTTCCACCAGCGCCGCCGCCCGTGGCTGCACCGCCGCCGCCCAAGGCGGCGCCAATCGCCGGCGCCGCGATCCCGGCGCCGACGCCGCCCGCCGCGGCCACGCCGATCACGTTCGCCCAATTCGTCGGGTTCTCCCACTGGCCCGTGGTCCAGTTCCACTTCATGCCCTGATGGAAAAAACCGCTGTCCTGGCCGGCGCGGTCGCCCGATTGCGTGCCCGACCCCGTGAACGTCCCTCCCGCGTCGAACCATTCGCGGGGGTAGAACGTTTTCTGGCCGCGAATCATGCGCCAGTAGCGGCCGGATGCGTCCTTGTTAAAGTCGCTCAGGCTCAGGGGATGGCCCAGACCGGCGAGCCCTTCCGTCGTCAGGGGCGTCAGCCCCCACGGTTCAGTGGTCGTTGCCATCAGCGGCGCTCGCTGTCGTCACGGGTGTAAAAGGCCATTGCGGCTCCTAGTCCTGCGCGAGGTAGCTGGCGGTGAGGATAAACGTGCTGGTATTCGCGAGGTTCGCCGGCGTCAAAAACACGGGGGCCGTCGCGCCGCCGGCCGGCACGCCCTGCAGATAGATGAAGTTCGTGCTCGGCTGGATGAAGCCACTGATCGACGCCCAACTCCCAGGTAAGGAAAAATAGGCCACCCCCACGCTCCAGGCTGGGGCGTTGGCCGTGTGCGCCTCGGCCTGAAACGGCAACCCCTGAACGATCACCGTGCCCGTCACGGTTCCCAACACCGTCAACGCGACTGTCGCCGTGGCGAACACCAGGCGGCCGACTTTTCCATACCGTCCCGCCTGAGTGCTATACGTTTGCCCTGACGTGCCCGTTGATCCTCCCAAGACCGGCGCCCACTCGCCTTCACTGTAGAGATTCGTAAAGTACTGCTGCCAGAGCGGCGACAACACGAGGCCCGCCGCGCCGGTCAGGGCTGTCGTTAAGGGCGGGATCGGCTTCGTCATTTACAGTTGTCCCGTCCCTGGTGTGACCCTGATCCAGAGTCCCGGTCCCCACACGCACGGCCGGATGGCATGCTGACGCACCGACAGGACGAGGCGATCCGCCCGATAGCGGCCCAGTTGAAACCATTGGGCGACCGCCTGGCCGTCCATCTGCCCGCCGACCGCTGCCGGGATCGGTGGCCCCTGTGTCCGCAGGTTATCGCCACTGATCAGCAGTTCTGGGACGGGGACCGGGAGGCCGTCCGCGATCGACTCGAGGCCTAGTTCGAGTTGCTGAAGAAAGATCCATTGATTCTCGACACCCAGGTATGGGGCGATGCGTTGCCGCAAGATCGTATTCGTCACGCCCGCGCTGGCCGTCTGATCGGTCAGAGTCGCCGCGTCTAATCCACAGAGAAACGGCGTGTCACGCTGGCCCACCAGCACGAGCGGGCGCTGCCCGGTGTTCTGCGTGAGGCCGCAGACGCCGCGGGCTTGCCACGTCTCCAGCCCAAACGTCCCAGATCCTGGGGCGGTTTCGATGAAATTCCCGCGATTGTGCCAGGCCTCCTCCGTCACGTCATACGACCACGTGACCTTATAGGAGGGCCAGGTCCAACAGATAAAGACATGCCCGCGTTCCGTATAGGCGAGCGCCTCGGCTTCGTCGGGATACACCGCCTGCGAAATATTCGCACTCACGCCGGCTGTGGAAATGGCGCGGACCTGCAATCCCGTCGCGGCAAAAATTTGACTCAGCCCGAAGTCTTTCGTGGCGCCGACCCAAAAGACGGTATCAGCAATAGAAATGATGCTGGCATAGCTGGTGGTGCCTTCGTTGATGACGGAGCCTGGCATAGGGAGAAAGGGGGTCGTGGCGTCGCCGCTGTCGATGAACAGTTCCGTCGTCTTGGTGCCAATCACCCAGATCCGCCGATTATTCACCGCAAAGCCGGTAATGTTGTCGGACGTCGAGGAGCGGGTAAAGAAATCTGTCGCGGACCAGACGAGGCCGTTTTCGAGATTCGAGAACCACATCTTTGGCGTGTTCACTTCATTGGCGAGGAAATACCCATCCATGTAGCCGACCATGCGAGGCACAAAAGGCAAGGGCACCACGGTCCATGCGGCGGTGACCAGATCGAAGATATACAGCACCCCCGCCGAACACACGGCGAGTTGATTGCCGCCCGCACCATTCGATGCAAAGGTCACGGGCCGCTGGGCGGGGGAGGCGGCGACCGGATGAATATTGATCACCGACGCCAGGGGACCGGGGATCACTTCATAGAACGACGCCCCATTCACGCCGAAGATCCGCCCATCTTGCGAAAAGAGACCCCGGCAGGTCACCTCGGGCAGGACGAGCGGGGCGCTGGTCGAGGGATAGGCGCCCTGTCCCGGCGTGCCATAGAAGAAGGCTTTTTTGGGATCGTTCGCGGTGCGCGTCGTTTCCAGATAGATGTTAAAGCACGCATCGCACGCCTGGCTGAACGACTGCGCGGGATTAGCGGGTCCGACAAAATTCGGCCACAGCGGCATCAGCACATCCCTGACGGATCGGTCACGGGCGCGAGCGGTGGCAGGGGTGAGGTCACATCGACATCCGTGCCCACCAGCGCCTGCGCCGTCGTCCGCGCCGCGAGATTCGCATTAAGCCGATCCAGCAGCGCCCGCGCCGCGTGCCGTAGCACGATCGGGTCAAACGGCACCCCGTTCATGCGGATGATGTCTGGCACATCCGCCAGGCCGACGCCACGGGCCACGATAATGATCTGGAGCCCGCTTGTCTCGAGCTCGCTCTTGACTGAATCGACGCGCACGCTGGTATACATAGCTCACCGTTGGATGCGCTGCGCCCAGTCGAGAAAGACGACGACATCGCCGACCGTGCGTAAGCCGTGGTCGATGCCGAGAAAGCGGGCGGCATAATGCAGGACCGCCTGCACCTTGCCGGCGTCCTCCAGATCGAAGTCGTCGGCGAACTGCGCCACCGGCAGGCCGATCACGGAAAACGACCGATGCACCGCGCGCCGAATCGCCGGGTCGATCACCCAGTCATCCTCCGGCACGGCGTCCGGATCGTCGCCGCCCCAGGCCAGCAGGATGGCGCCGAGCCAGCGGCAGAACCGCCGCCACTGCAGCACCAGGGCCGTCATGCGCCGGCTCCCAAGGCCGCGAGCCGATGCACCACGGCGGCGCCGCCGACGGTGGTCGCGGCGCCCCAGGTGATGAAGCTGTTGCTCGCCTTCTGCGATTGAAAGCTGGCGATGTTGTAATCGAGGCTGCGCGCCACGTTCGAGACGCGCGCCTCGTCAATGTCGCCGTTGAAGTTGGCCCACTGGAACGGGCCGCCACTCGTCTCGAGTTCGATACCGATAGAGGTCGTGTCGAGCCCGCTCGGCGTCACACCAGACCCAAGGAACGACGTATTCGGACTGACCGACACGCCGTCGAAGTGCAGCGCGAGGCTGGTGCTGTTGGTAAACACCGCCGCAATGTGGTGCCAGTTCGTATCGACCGTCACCGCAAAGTAGTTAAATTTGTTCGTGCCAGCGCCCGCAATATCGTTCTCGAGCACCATGATGTAGGTGACATGGTCGGTCGAGAAGCGCCAATAACAGACCCAGAACGCTTCTTGTCCGGAGTTTTTCGACAGCGACACCATGATGCGCTGTTCACTGTCTGTCGTGATCAGGTCGGTGAGCTTGGCCCAACATTCGAGCGTCAGTGGAAACGTCGTCGTCGCCGCCGCCGCGACGCTGAGATATTTCGCGTTCGGGTTGGCCGTCCGCACAAAATGCGCGCCGCCGGCGATGTCGCCCGTGGTCGCGGTGACGCTGTTGGTGTTCGTGAGGTTCGCGGGCGTGGACGTGCTGCCCGTCAGCGTCAGCGTCGAGCCGTCGCCGAGATGATAGACGTTGGTGTAGCCGGTGTTCCACGCCGCCGTTTTACCAAACGCGCCGCCGTTCGGGTCGGTGGTGATCGTCGCGTCGCCGTAGAACATATAGAGCACGACCGCCGACGCGCGCGTCAGTGTTGGGATTTTCACCCACGCCTCGAGCTTCCCGTTCACACCGTCATACAGCACGCGCTCAGCCGGATAGCGAGTCGTCTGCGCCACGCTGTCAAAGAAGGCGATATCGAAGCCGTCGGGCCTGATGACCCCGCCGTTGCTGGTGTCCTTGAGGTCCGCGTCGGCCGCCTGCGGCCCGTAGCCGAGGCCGATACAGAGCGGCCAGTCCACCGGGTCGCTGCTCATGCTGATCGCATTGCTCGCCAGCGTCAGTTGCTTGTATTTCGCGAACGCCATGATCAGGCGCCCTTGTAGCCGGCGATCGACACCTTCGTGCTGGCGCTCGTCGTCACGTTCTGCACAAAGATGGCGGTCGCGGTCGTCGGTTGTCGCAGCGGTGTGGGAAATGTCACGACCGCGCCGCCTTGTGCCGCGGCGGCCGGCACCACCCACAGCGTCGTGCCGCTGCTGCCATCCTGAATCAGCACATCGGTCGGATGGGTCGCATCGGAGTTCGACACCGTGATCGTCGTGATGTAGTTCCGCAATCCGGCGGCCGGCGCGGCGACGCAGGTGGTCGAGGTGGTGGCCGTCATCTGGCCGGCGGTGACACCGGAGACAAAATTCTCCGGATTCGCATAGGGTAGGACGATCAGCTTCCCGACCAGATCCGCGACGAGTTGCACCATGCGCCCGGTCGTGACCGCGCTGTTCTCGGCGCTGACCGCCTGCGCGCCGTTGTTGATCGGATTCGACCCAATCGCAACATTGTTCGCGACGTTGCCGCCGACCGCGAGGGTCCCGTTCACGCCGGCCGTCGCGGTCGTCTGACCGCCGACCTGCGCCAGGTTCACCGACTGGTTCGCCGGCAGCGCCACACTGTCGGGCGTCACCAGCAGCTTTGTCATGCTGGCGGCGCCCTGCACGGTGACGACGCCGCCGGCCGGCGTGCCGGCGACGCCCGCGCCGATCACGGTCGCATTGAGGGAGGCGGCGACGGCCTGGGCGACATTGACCAGGCCCGTGCCATCCGTGGGGAGCTCGACGCGCAGCGCCCCGGTGGCGACGCCGTGGCCGGTGACCGGCTGCGTCCCGTTCCAGTCCACCGACAGCGACGCCGCATTGTCATCGACATGGACGACGTTGCTGATGGTGCTGACCGTGCCCGAGTCCACGATCACATGGCCGATGACGTTGGTGCCGGCGTTGAGGCCGACCACGCCGGTGCCATCGGTCGGGAGTTCGACGCGCAGCGCGCTCGCCGCCGTGCCGTGGCCGGTGACCGCCGCCGTGCCGCTCCAATTAACCCCGACTCCATCGGGGACCGACACATACAGCTGGCCCTTGTTCGTGGCATTCAACGCGATGTTGTCGCCATCGGCACTGACCTGCGACGTGGTCAGGATGTCCTGGCGCCGCGCCATCAGCATGTTGCCGATCGGGTCCGCGAGGGCTGGCACGTCTTCGGTGGCTTGCGTGCCGCCGCTGACACTGACCGCGGTGCCGGCGGCGTCCAGCAGCGTCACGTAGGCGGCGCCGAAGTTGGTGCCGCGCTGCGCGATGTTGTCGCCGTTGGTCGTGACCGTGGCGGCCGGCGTATCGGCGCGCACAAGGATCAGGGCCGTGCCGGTCGGGTCGCCGGCCGCCGGCGCATCCTCCGTGTATTGCGTGCCGCCGCCGATCGACGCCGAGTTGTCGACGTTGACGTGTAAGCGGTGGTTCACCGAATCCCAGACATCCGCGGTGATCTTGTCCAGGCCGCGCAGATGGCTGTTGACGGTGCCGGGGTTATCCCCGACCACCGCGGGGTCGGTGGTGCTGCCGGTGGCCGCATCCGCCCCGTCGGCGATCGATACCGCGCCGCCGCCGCTGCCGCCGCCGGCCGCCGCCGCCCCACCCGTCGCCGCCTCCACCGCATTGAGGGTGACGACCGCCTGGCCGCTCGTCCAGGCCGACATCCGGACCTGCATCGACACCAGCGGCGCCGCCGCCTGCCACAGCCCGTTCACGGTGGTTTGCACCACCGACACGGTGCCAGCGATCGGCGTGGCACTGAGCGCGGTGAACGTCACGCCATCGATGCTGCCTTCGAACTGCACCGTGCCGGCCCAGGTGCCGGTGATCTGGATGCCGAACCCCGCCAGGCCAGGCGGCGTCAGGCGCACCGTGGCGCCGACCGCGGCGAGGAGGCCGACGTTTTGTGCGGAGGGCGCCATCAGATTTGGTAGAGCGCCACGAGCAGCGTCGCCGTGGTCGACGTCGCGTTGATGCGGCGCACGCCGATCGGCAGGACGGTGCCGACCGGCGGCGCCGTAAAGACACAGGTGCTGTTATCCGCCATCACCGCGACGAGATTGCCGGCGCCGCCGACGTAGATGCCGTCCGTCAGTTGCTGCGTCTGCTGATAGCGGACCAGATCGACGGTGTCCGACGTCGTAATCGGGATGAATTTATTGAGCGGGCCGCGCGTCAGTAGGCTCATTTAGTAATTCCCTGTGTGATATTTCATGGCCGCTTCAAGAAACCCAGGTTTGTCAAAAGCCGCCATGAGGGTATTGCAGCTATTACATAACAGACCTCGAACCTTCCCGGTCTGATGGCAATGATCAATACATGGCCGATAGAGCTGCACATCACACACAGCACAGAGTCCAGATTGTTCAATCATCATGCGATCAAAATCATGCCGCCGGATGCGATACATCGTCCACAGTGAATCGTCGTAGCTGTCGCGCGTGTATTTCCCTTTCTTCTCGGCTGTAATTCCACGCTGACATTCACGGCAATACCAATGCAATCCGTCGACGGATGACCGATTCAGCGCGAACTGGAGACGCTCTCTCATCTGGTTGCAGCGGCTGCATCGTTTGGACTCTGGTAATTTGTCAACGTTGAATTTGCTCTTGTTTTTCGCGTAATAGCGCGCCTGTTCTTTGCGATTGCAGATCCTACATGTCCGACCTAGCCCATTTATGTGCTGTGCCGATTTAAAAAAGTCCGTCAACGGTTTGAGCGTATTGCACGACGTGCATTGTTGAGTGTCCATCCACAAACAATATCCAGCCTACAACATAAAATTCAGTAATTGCCGGTTTGGATGTTGTAGCCGCGTCTCCCGCTCGGGCCGAACGCGGTGGCGAAATCATTCGACAGATCACTCAGCCGCAGATTCGACCGGAAGATGTTCGCGAACGTCTCGTGGGCTAGGATGGCGTCTTCCGCCGGCATGTCCCGCCCATACGGGCCGGCGAGACGGCGCTCGAGGTTGTAGACGATCGCCTCGTCGTAGCCGTCGGGAAAGGTATAGACCGTGGTGCTGAGATCGGCGAAAGGACCGACGCCTTGTTCCACGTAGAGCCCCAGCCCGTTCACATTGTTATCGGGGACGGGCCACAAATACAGCCGACCGAGCCCGACCTGCGGGCTGTAGTAGATCGCCGTTGGCTGACTCCCCGGCAAGGTCTTGATGGCGATGGCCCGATACATATCGTCGGTCAAGATCGCGAGCGGTATCTCAACCGTCGAGGTGTTCAGGATGAGTGTCGCCCCCATGAGCCGATTCTGATTCGAGAGGGAGAGCGGAATATCCCCGCCGATGCCCACAGAATAGTCGGTGTTGGGGCCGCCCTTCCCAGCAATCAGGGGAAAGCCGTGGCCGATCGTGGCGTAGGATGTGAATTGCTGCGCCCACGTCCCCATCATCAGATTCAGTATGGCGAGCGCCTGCGTCGTCTGCGCCGCCGGCAGCGTCGCACCAGGCTGGAAGACGTTGAGGCGTTCGAATGCTTGCGTAATATACGAAAGCGCCGTGCCGCTCATCGCGTCACGCCGGCTGACAGCGCGCCCGCACCAGGCGTAGCACCGCCGTCAGCGCCTCGAGCTCGCTGCCAATGCCGCTGGCGACTGTGGGCCACGGCGGTGGATTCTCCGGATAGGGGATCGCACTCCAGTTCCCGCGATCCGGCAGTGCATTCAGCGCCGGCAGCGATTTCACGATGACGGTCGGGCGCGTGGGATGGTAGACCCACGAGGGGAAGCCGTCAGGGGCCGGCATGGCTCACTCCCTCCCGCGATGGTTGCGGGTCTTCGGCTCCGCGGGCTCCTCGACCTCCGCGTGCTTGCGATGGCCGTGCTCTTTCTCCGCGTGTTCCTTCTCCGCGTCCGGCTCACTCGGCACCGTCGCCAGGAGCGCCGCCGGCGGTTCCGGCAAGCGCTGCGTCAAGAGCGCCAGGATCGCCAAGAGCGCCGCGAGCGGCGTCCCCGGCAGGTCGATGTCCGGCCGCTGCGGCGGATTCTGGGGCGACGGCGTCGTGCCCCAGGTGCCGGTCAAGGAGCTGAAGGCCTCGAGGCTGCGGACGATCACTGCGGGTTCGGTGCGCGAATACACCCAGGACGGATAGCCATTCGGTGCAGCCATTACTTCTCCTTCGGTTTCGGTTGCGCCCATGACGCCAGGCCGCTTTTCGGCGGGATCGGCGTCACCGGCACGGACGGCATGTGGCCGGAATAGTCGGCTTCGGCGGCGCGCACTTCCGCGGCCGCTTTCTCGCTCAGCTTGTACTTGATCTCGTGCTCGCGTTCGGCCGCCAGCTTCGCGAATTCGAGCGCCTGCATTTCGTGCGCGTCGATCGCCTCGATCGGCGTCGGCCGGAAGCCGCGCCCGCGGAGGGCGTCGGCCTGGAGCTCGTCGTCGGCGATCTGCGACTCCATCGGCGCGGTCGTGCTCGGCGACAGCGCGCGATACAGCATCATCGGGTATTCACGAAAGACCCACGGACGCTCACCGGGTCCGAGCTCGGAGGGGTGCGCCTCCCACTTGCGGCGCTCTTTCGCGAACGCACTTTCTGGCGAATGTAAAATTGGCACGGTGTTTTACCTTTGAGCGCCTGCCTCAATTAGCGCAGGCGCTCGTTGAGTTCTCTCAACTACGTGACGACCACACCCGTCGCACTGACCACGTTCCACAGGCCGTTCTCGGCGATGAGCGTGATCGTGGCGCCCTTGAACGCCGCGAACGTCGCGGTGGTATGCGGCGACCCCGTCACGGCATCGGCGATCAGCGTCGTCGCCGTCACGACATGCGCGAACGCCGTCTGTGAGGTGATCACCACCCGCGTGCCGTTCAGCGACAGTGAGGGCGCGGCCAGCGTCAGCGCCGCCGCGGAGCCTTTGTTGATGTTGTAGACGACCGGCCCCAGCGGCTGCGGAATCGCGCCATCCGCGCCCAGCGTCACCGGGTTATCGATCGCCGGGTCGATCAACACCAACTGCCCCGGCGCAATCTGGCCGAAGTCGTTCGGGTTGCTCGAGGTGATGACCGGCGCGAGGACATCGTGCGCGGCGGCCACCGTGCCTTCGCTGCCACGGCAGCGCACGGTGATCGTGTTCGTCGCCGGCACGCCGGTGAGAAACATCAACTCGCCGTCGATCTGGATGGCTTGCGGCGGCTGCGCGTTCTGGGTGCCGACGGTCGGAAAGCCGGTGCTGGTGCTGGTGACGCCGAACGTCGTCACCGACGCCGTGATGGCTGACGTGAGAGTGGTTTGTGTGAGTGCCATGATTGAATCCCTCGTATCACTCAGGAGCTAACTCCAAAGACGAAGCGCGAAATAAGGCAACACCGACGCCACGCCCCCGATCGAGTCGATGCGTGACGGTTGCTGATCGGTCTGGATGTTGTACTGCTCCACCCACCGCAGGCTCACGCCGGTTTCCTTATCGTTCTTCCGTGCGGCGTTCGCCCCTGGCAGCTTCGACGGCAGATCGACCATCACGAATGCGAAGGCGGCGGGGTTGAAGAGCAGCGACTGCTTGCTGCTCTGCGTCGCCATCGTGCCGGCGACGGCGCCCGTGGCGCCGACGAACAGGATGCTGGCGTTGTTCGCGGGCGAGGCGGTCACGGTCTGCAGCGCGCCGCTGGTGATGATCGGCGGGCTGATCGTCAGCGTCGCGGTGCTGGTGCCCGAGACATCCGCGACGAGCACGAACTGCTGCAGGTCGCCCGTGTCGATGTAGGACACCGGGTTCACCGCGTTCACGCCGGCAATCGTGAACACGTCGCCGGCCTTCAAGGCGTAGGTGCCCCAACCGCTGGTCGTGACCGTCGATCCGGTCTGGCCTGCGCTGTTCACCAGCGGCGTGCTCGCCGTGAACGTGCCGGTCGTGTGCGTCGGGACGTTCGGATCCCAATACCACTCATCGATGCCCATCGCCGCGCCGGAGAACTGGCCGGTCTTCCAATAGGTGGTGATCTGATTCTGGGGATTGAACTGCGTGAACGCGGTTTTCAGAATCGCGCTCTGCGATTTCGGGTCGAGCACCGCGCAGAATTCGTCGGGGACGCCAACGTTGCGCAGCTTCGCGACCGCATCGGTATACGTGCCTTCCGCCGAGATCGGCGTGCCCGGTGAGCCTGCGGAGTAGTAGACCGACTTGTAGACTTCCGCGCCCGCGACCACGTCCCACTTGTTCGCCTGCGCGGCACCCGCGGGCTTCGTATACCGCTCCTGCACTTCTTCGACGAGCAGGCGGTCATCGGCGCTCGACCACCCCATGCCGACCTGGAACTGATGGTTGACCGTGATCGGGACGGTCTGATTGAAAATCGCCTGCTGCACGAGCGCCTGGCCTTCGGTCACGACGAAGCGCTGTTGAATGCGCGCCTGCACCGTGTAGCCGATTTTTGCGCCGCCGGGATCGTTCTCCCACGTGCGGTCCCACGAGCGGTCGAACTGCCCGATTAACTTGAGATTGTTCTTGAAATTGACGGCGACGTCGGTAGTAACCCAACTTGGACTGATAAACGTATTCAAGCTGCACCCGCCCTTACAGCGGGGCGCGAACGGCTAGGCCCGACGACGACCGTTGCGGTAGTAGAACTGTTCGTGCGCCGCAAGCGAGGCGTCATCACCCGGCGGTTCGTCACCACCGCGCATCGGACCAGTCCGCACCGGATTAGGCGGGCGTGGGACCTGAGATGTCATCACGGGCGCAGTAGCCGATCCGGTGCCGGCAGCTACACTGCGCGTGGAGGGAGACGGCGCAGCGAGGTGCTGCGAAATGAGCGCGAGCGTTTCGAGTTGGTCGAGCGGCGACTGCGCGAGCACGCGCGGGAGCTCGCCGGGATTCTTTTGAAAGTAGTAGAGCACGTCGGCGCCGGTGCGGTGTTCCCAGACCCAGCGGTCGATCAGCGAGCCCTGCGGAATCGCGGAGGGCGCATTGAGCGCAACCTCGTTGAAATCCGGATAGCGGGCCTGCGCGCCGGCCACTTTCTCTTGGAAGGTCTGCGCGAACTGCCGCTGGGCCTGTTGCTGCTGCTGCTGCTCCTCGCGGCGCTGCCAGGTCCAGTTCGCCATCGCTTCCGCGTGCCGCTCGACGGCCAGGTTGTAGTCTTCGTCGGGCTTTAACTGGTCGATGAACCCTTGGAGCCGCGGCGCCTGCGTCGGCGCCGCAGCGCGCGGCTGGGCGGGCGCGGGCGCGGCGGCCGGTGGTGGGGCGGCCTTGCGCAGCGACTCGAGCTCCGCTTCACGCTCACGCAGCTTACGCGTCAGTTCGTTAATGCGGGGCGCATCGGCCGGCGTCGCGGCGTGGCTTTTCGCGCGCTTACCGGATTTGAAGCGGCCTTGTTCATCGCGCTCGCCCGCCGCCGGCTCCGCGTCGTCGGCGCTTGAGGTCGCGGACGGCTCTGGCGCGGCGGCGGCGGGCGTGTCGCGGTCAGTCTGCCCGTGGAACTGTTTTTCGTGGTCGCTCAGCGACAGTTCAGCCGGTTCGGCGGGCGGGCCGCCGGCATCGGGACTCGGAACGGGCAGATCGTCGGCCACGGATGGCCTGTAGTCTGCGCCCGTGGGGCGGGCAGTGTCAAGAATTTGACGATGTCAAGACCTTGACGATCCGCCGGCTGCCAGGCCATCAGGGCGCCGGCCGCTATACTGGATGGACGTATGTCTGTCATTGACGAGCGCGAGCGATTCAGCTTCCCCCGTAAAATGAGCGCCGGCATGGCCCGCCACATGAAAAAACGCTGCTATAGCGTGCGTGCGGAGAAGTGTCGAGCGGCCGGCGACATGGAAGGCTACGCTCGCTGGACCAAAGAAGCCGACGAACCCCTCAGTCTGTCGGCTGGTCGACCACCGATTGCCATCGCCGATAGGCGGCCAGACCGATAGGCGTGGCTAGTAACCCGGTCAAGAGCTCCGCATCGCCATTCCGGAGGCGCTGCTCCATCTCGGCAACGGTGATGCCCCAGGCTTTCGCCTTTTCCGCGACCATCTGATCGAAAATCCCGGCGAACCCTTGCGACGTGGTCGGAATGGTGTGCGCCGGATGCTTCATGCCGTAGAGCTCACCCGTGCGCTTAATCGTGTCGCCAATCCCTTCCCAGACGTAGGCACTGAAGCGCCCGAGCGGCATGTTGTGAGACTTGGCGCCTGTCCGCACGGCATTTTCAATTTGCGCATAGGGGCTAACGCTCTTCGTGCCCATCGTGCCAGGCACCTTGTCTTTGGTCGGCGACACGAAAATGCCCTTATCCCAATCTTCGGCGAGCTTCGCGAAGCGGCGATCGTAGACGCCGACATCGACACCAGTCAGCGCGTGAAACATGTCGTTGACTTTGTCTTTCTGGAGTTTGTCGTAGAGCTCCTGCGCCTCTTGTTCGGTCGGCGCATGGGCGGCGGCTTCCACCCGTTGCAGATTCGGTGCGCGCGTCGCTTCCATCGGCATCTGTGTGCCTGGTGCATTGAAATCGCCAGGGGTCATCGCGCCCATGCTGCCCGGTCGTGACCCGACCGCTGTGTCTGGGATGCGGAACCCAGGTTGGATGATCGGTTCGTTTTTGATTAACCGGCGGAGATATTCAGAGGCGCTGCGCAAGTTATGCACCGGGGCGCTGGCCGGCGAGGTCGAGGCCAGGAATCCAGCCAGCGGCGCGACCCGCTCCTTCCCATACACCCGCTCGAGCGGCCCGCCATACAAATTCCACCACTCTTTGCCGTTCATCACCGGCACGCCGGCCGTATACATCTCATCGAGGCGCTTCTGAAATTCTGGACCGTTGAGAAATTCAGCGAGATTACCGACCGGCACATCGCTGCCCTGCTTCAAGTCAAATACGGCCTTTTGCGCCTTCGGCCACTCGCCGGTCACTGGGTCGCGGACAGTCGTTGATGGCTGCGTCTGGATTTCCCCGAGCTTGACCGCCTGGCGGGCCGTCTCGGCTTTCTGCGATACATCCAGATAGACCAACCCATTCGGCTTATCAACCCACGTCCCCACATAGAGGTCAGGGTTGTTCACCAAGGCGTCGGCGTGCTGCTCCATGAAACGACGCACGGCGGCGGGCGTAAACTTCGCGAGCGGAATCTCTGCCGTCTTCCCGCTTTGGTTGGCATATTTCCCGACCATAAAACCCGTATGCCCAACGTCCTCGATTTCGCCAGTCAAGGGGCGAATGGTCAACCCACCATTCGTCATGGTGCTCTGGTGAATGGTGTTCGCCATCCGGTCTAAGGCCGTCGCCGGACCCGTCTCGGCGCCGGCAAGCTGCAGCGGGGCGTCCGACTTGTCGAGCGCCTTGCTGACTTGCGGCCAGCGTTTCGCGAGGCCGGCGGCTTCCCGCTCGGCCCGTTTCGCGGCAGCGGCTTCTTGCGCCGCGCGTTTCGCCAACGTCCCGCCTGCTTCGGCCTCCGCGCCCGCGGCGCCCGCGCCAGGCTCGAGCGGGCCTGGATAGAGGATGCCGAGCCGATCGCCCATGTCGCGCGTGTCCTGGCCCTCAGCCATGCCCCTGAGATTGGAGGCACCAAGAAGGTCGCCCAGTTGACCGGGCAGCGAGCTCGCCGCCGTGGCGTAGGCATCGCGGATGCGGTCACGGATCGCCTCGCCATAGGTGCGCGCGCGCATCGTGGGCGTCGCGTGCGTGAGCGGCGGGCCGCCAGCCGGCAGGCCGCGCACTTGGTTCGCGAAGCCAGAGTTCGGGTCCGCGCCGATCGAGGCCGCATGTTGAAACGCGCGCTCGATGCGATCGGGCTGCACGACCGCGTTGCCCTGCGCATCCTTCTCGTTCTGGCCCTGGAACACCGTCCGCACCACGGCGTTCCCTTGCGGGTCCTTTTCGTTGGACCCCTGGAACAGTGCGTGGACCTGGCCCTGTTTGCTGGATCAGCAGCTGCGCGCCGAGCTCGGCGTCCGGCCACTCGCCATACGCCTCCGGATTCTGCTCCTTCGCCACGCGCCCAATCGCCGCCGCGAGCTCGGCGAGGTCCATCAGAATCCCCCTTACACGGCCCCTGCGGGCTCAGGCGCGGCCTGTTGCGCGGCCTGGGCCTGTTGCGCCTGCTGCCCCTGCTCGAGCGCCGCCGCGTGGGCCTGCGCGCCCATCGCCGCCTCGTGCTGCTGATCCATGCCGGCCTGCGCCGCCTCGTGCTGCTGATCCATCATCGTCAGCGCCGCCTCGTGCTGCTGCGCGCCCACCCGCGCCCGCTCCTCGAGGAACAGCGCCATCCGGTCGACCTTCGCGCCGAGCTCGGCGACGGTGATCTTCGTCTCGCGGTCGAGCGCCGCAATCCGCTCGCGCGATTCGAGCTCCATCTGCGTGCGCCTGAGTTCAGTCGTGTATTTCGCGTTGTCGCTCTGGATTTCCTGCGACGCATGTTGCAGGAGTTTTTCGGCGTCATTCAACCGCTGCTGGAGCTGCTGCATCTGCGCCGCGATCGGCGGCGGAATCGCGCCCTGGCCTTGCGCCTGCTGCGTGAGCATCTGCTGGATCGGTGGCGCCAGCATCACCTTCGCGCGCTCGGCCATCTCGAGGTGGCCTGGCCCGTCTTGGTTTTTCAGGAACAAGTCGCCAAACCACGTAATGAGCTGCGGATTCGCCTGAATCAGGTCGGCCATCATCGAGGCCTCTTCCTGCCGGCGAGAATCGAAGGCTTTGGTGACGCGCACGACGACGTTGAAGGTGGCGTCCGGCGTCAGCGTGTAGACGGGCGGCGTCGGCGGCGGCGCCGGCGGGCGCATCATCTGCGGCGGCATCCCTGGAGGCGGTGCGCCCATCGGTCCCGGCGGCGGTCCCCCTGGTCCCAGCGGTGTGGGGGCTCCACCCGGCATGGGAGGCGGCCCAGGCAGACCGGGCATCGGCGGGCCTCCAGGCGCACCACCCATCGGCGACGGCAGCGTGCTCGTCGCCCCTTGTCCCATCATCCCCGGCGGCATCATCGTCGGCGTCGGCCGCTGCCCGATCTGCACGGTCTCGGGCTCGCCCTGGCCGTTGATGATCCGCGCGAGCCGGCCGGGTCGCTTGCCGTAGATCGGATACAGCAGGTTGTTGACGATCTGCCCTTCGTAGCGCATCGACCGCCGCAGGTTATTCAAGAAATGCGACGTGCCGTGTTGCGACTGCGCGATCAGGATCGACGCCATCTTGCCGCTGCGGACGCTGCTGTCCTGGTGGCCGATATTCGGGTCCGGCACGCCCGTCGTGCTCTTGATGGCGTTGTCGAACATCTGCACGCTGACGGCGAGGTCGTTGATCGGCGTGTCGACCGGCGTCCGGAAGGGCGGCGGCGCCGGATTGCCCATCAGGTCCGTCGTCTTGTAGGGCAGCGCCGGCAGCGTGCGCGTCGTCGCCGCCTGATACCACGCGCGATACACTTCCCACGTCCCCTCGGCCACCATCCACGGCGGAATCGGCGTCAGGCCCACCGTCTCGACAAGTTTCGAGACCATCGAGTTGTAGCCCTGGTTGCTATCGCGCGCCGGCCGCACCATACCCTCGGCCCGCCGCTCCTGATCGTAGGGGTGGAGTTCCTCGCCAAGCACTTTCACGATCGGAATGTCCGGCCCACCCCAGTCGGTCTCATCGAGCTTCTGCACGCCGTCGATCTTCGCGAATTTGATCACTTTCTCGCTGACCTTCCGCGTGTCGATCGGGGCCACGTCGTCGTCATCAGGGCGCTCGTCCTGCCACACGAACGTCCCGTCCGGCATCGTGCATAGCGTGCGCGCTTTGTGCTCCGTATACCAATAATCCACGACGCGCACGCTCTTGGTGAGCTCGTTCGTGTTACTGAACCACCCCGGCGCCTCGTCGCCGAGCGCCCGCCACTCCATGTCACTGAGGGTCGCCGCGCGGGCCACGCGGTTTTTGCCGAATTCGCGCTCGTAATCCGTAATCGGCATGTCGACCCCGACGAAGCCCCATCCGGCATCGCTGCCGTCGGGCTGTTCGTGCGCCGGATCAAGCAACACACACGCCTGGTTGTAATACCGATGGATGTAGACCTCCTGATCCATCGTTTTGCCCGGCAAGTAGCGCGTCATCACGCCGTAATAGCCGCGACCGGCGATGGCCGCGCGCGACGCGGCCCAGAGCCGCGCATCGGTCGCTTCCGGCGCGCGTTGAATCCCGCGCACCAGGCCTTCGCGCACGTCAATCTCGCGGTCGCGGGCGGCATTCGGCGTCGCGAGCGGCCCGAAATCATCCGCCGCCGCAATCGTGACCGTAAACTCCGCGCCCTCTTCCATGTTGAGGACTTGTCGAACCGGCTCCCTCACCTTATTGATGGTGAGGGTGGGACGCTCAGGAGTGGGCGGCAAATTCCCGAGCGCCTGCTGCCCCTGGCGCTGCATCTTCGCTTCTGCTCCCCACTGGTCACCAGAATAGAAGCGCAGGTCATCGAGCTCGCGCTTGCGCTGCTCGAGATCCGCTTGCTCGGCCTGGCTGAAGCGGTCGCGCGCCAATTTGATGAAATCGTCGTCGGCTTTACTCATCGGCCACCCACTAACCAGCGCAGGCGCTGCCACACGGAGAGGTCTTTCGGGAGCAGCCCGCGCTGCACGGTCTGCAGCGTGGCGAGGTGATCGTCGTGGATCATCGTCAACCCCTCGAGAATCACGACGCGCGTCTCGAGCCGGCGCAGTTCTTCGGCGCACGTCTGCCGCGCGTCGGCGATGCGCTCTTCACTGCCGTGCGCGTGCCGCTCAAGCGCCGTCAACCGCTCGTCCACATGCTCGAGGCGCGCGGTGGAGGCATTGAGATTGGGCAGAATCTGGTGATTGATCGCGTTGGTCTGCGCGTCGATGATGTCGATCGCGTCGGCGCCGACGGTGCGCCGCACCTCACGCCGCAGCGCGCGGGCGGCGCGGCCGTTCACGCCGGCCACCGGTAGTCGTAGTCGCGCCGGATGCGCTCGACATCGAATGTGCAGATCGCCGACGCGGCGCTGATGGTGCCGACGCCGAGCCGCGCCAGGAACGTGCGTCGGTCCATCCGCACGCGGTCGTTCATTGCTCGCTCATCGCCGCGCCGCGGCTGTTCATGCCCGCGTCTCACACATCACTTCGCACCGCGCACTCTCCCGACCGCTCGGCGGCTCAGCCTGCCGAATCACCCGCACCCCCGACGGCAGCGTCTCCACCCGCGCGCCGAGATACGCAACCGCAATCGCCACGACGCGGCGGTTCGAGACCGCCTCGAGCACCATCGCTTCCGCGCGATCCTGTGCGTCCGATCGCTGCGGATCGAACGGCACCGAGATCAGGGTGAGGCCTGACGTCATCCGCGCGCCTCACACAGCACCTCGCACCGCCCGATGTGACGCCCAGTTGAGTGATCGTATTGAATGACCACGCGCACACCGGACGGCAGTTCTTGAGACGTCGCGCCGAGCAGCGCGACAGGATTCGGCACGATCCGGCGTCCCGCCACCGCGTCCAACACCATCGCTTCGGCACGATCTTGCGCAGCGGGCGTCTGCGGATCGAACAGGACGGAGAGTTGCGTCAGGGCCGGCGTCATCCGCGCTTCGCTTTCAGCCGCGCCGCGTAGCTGCTCGCGTGCTCCGGCTTGCCCTTCATCGGGCCGCTGGCGAAATCGGAGAGTTGCGTTTTCGTCATCGCCTGCCGCAGCTGCTTGGCTTTCGGAAACGTCGCGCCGTGCTCGGCGGCGGCCATCAATCGCTGCTGCGCTTTACTCGTGGCCGGCATCAGTGCGCCTCCGCGCGCCACTCGTCGGCGTTCAGGTGCGCGCCCTGGTGCCCCTCGACCATCACGCACCGCCCGCCCATCACCACCGCGTCACACTGCGGCACCGGCGTCACCTCGCCGGCAGACGATCCAGGCGCTGGCTTTGACGGTGGCAGCGGCGGCGGATTCAACATCTGCGGCGTGAGCGCGCCGCCGGCCGTTGGCGACAGCGGCGCCTGATATGGTCCCCAGACCGCGGCCCCTAGCGTGAGCGTCGCCGGGTCCACGCGCGCGAGTTCGTCCAACCGTGCGTCAATCTCGCGGATATCCATCGCGGCATCGGCCACGCCGTGCTGATCGCCCGCGTCCAGCTTCATCCGCGCATACGCCACCAACTGCGCCTTCTGCTGCTCGAGCGCCGCGCGTCGGTCCTCACTCATATCAGCTCCCAGTTTGGCCGCATTCTACACCCGCCTCATGCACAGCCCGCGTGGTAGGCTGGACCCCGATGGCCGACAAGCCGATTCACGACGTGCTGCACGAGCTCGCCGCGACCGCCGACTATCTGCGCGAGAACGGACGGCTGATGCGCGAAACGTCCGAACGGATCGCCGAGATTGCCGACCGCCTCGAGAAAAGCAACGTGTTTTCCCAGCGCGTGCTCGAGCATATCGACAAGGCCATTAACGCCGCGCTCCGCATCGAGGACGGCCCGACGCCCGACGCCTAACGTCGCCCTCACGCCTGCCACGACGCCGCCGGTAACCATCGCCCCGCCGTCGTCTGGTCCCCCCGCGGCGCCACCGGCAGCGCAAACGTCAACGCCAACGCATCCGCATCGTCCGGCGACGCCACCCCCCGCTTCCCCATCGATTCCTTCGACTCCAACACCAATTTGTTGTTCCGCAAGTGAAACCCCGGCCCCGCCAGGTCCAGCGCCAACCGCCCCTTCGCGTCCATCCCCCGCGTATCAATCGCCCCCCGCGTCAACCACTCCTTCATCCGCCGCCACATCGTCGCCCGCAAATTCCCGTCGCCCTTCTCAATCGTCGGCCCGCCGAAATTCACCTCGAACACCT